CGACTCTTTTTGATAGAACAGGTTTTAATTTTACCGACACCAGTGGCACAATAACTACATTACCAAATACAGCTGTTCAACAATTGAATACGGCGCCAGCATTGGTACCAAATCAATGGATGAAAGATGATTTGATAAACAATGATACTGGTGGTTATTATAAGAACCCTGTAGCTAATTCATGTAACATTATTTGGAATACTGCAAACACTCTAGTGAGCATTGCAAATAATTTACAAGGTATTTCTAATACAACACCGCTGTGGACAACAATCTATACAACACTAGGAAATATTGTTGATGCCAATACTGAGATGGTTCAGTTTATAAATCACACAAATAGAATTTCAGGTGTAGTTCCGATCACGGCAAATACAGATGCGGCTAATAAACCATGCCTTGAACAGGCTATGCAAATTGGTAAAGCATTGACATATTTGATATATCAAGTTGACGGCCGTGAAGACAACGCACCAATGTTGGGTAGTTTTACTAGCATTTTAGTGGCAAATACAGTTAGTGATTATGCTAATACAATTGTGACATATCCAAATACAGTTAATAATAGTATTAGTACGACAATTGATCCTGTTACAAGTCTTCCAATAAACACATCAAATTTGACATATAATACAGTAAATTCAATTGTTGAATTTGCAAATACTTTATATACTTTGTTACACGACAGACGGGTACATGATGAGAATTTTTATACAACATCGAATGAACTCGTTAATGAAGCTAAAAATATACGCAGATATTCAAATTTAGGAGCATCTGAAAGCAGTTTAGTTGACAATCTTGTAGGAACTGATAAATTAAAATCCAGGATTGCTAATCAGTAACATAAATATAAAATGGCAACAGTATCAACACAAACCACAAGAAGATTTCAAGATTTGGATCTGAATTTTAAAATTCATCCGGTTCGAAAAGACATTAATAAGCACGTTGGAGAAATGGCAGTAGTCAACTCTGTCAAGAATTTAGTGTCAACTAAACATTATGAGGTGCCATTTCAACCTGATATTGGTTCAAATCTACACAAATTGTTGTTTGAACCACTAGATTCAGTTACAGCTACTCTACTTGAAAGAGAACTGACTGAAGTTATTAACAATTTTGAGCCTAGAGCTAGTGTGCAAACTGTGAATATAAATTTAGATTATGATAACAGTCGCTATAATGTTGAAATGGTATTTAAAATAATCAATTCAACCAATCCAGTAACAATCAAATTTTTCTTAGATCGAGTTAGATAAATGGCAGATAATCGCTTACAGGTTGCAGAACTTGATTTTGACACGATCAAGACCAACTTAAAATCATATTTACAACAACAGTCAGAATTTCAAGATTATGATTTTGAAGGCTCTGGTCTTAATGTTCTAATTAATCTTCTAGCATACAATACACACTACAATGCTTACTATTTAAACATGGTGGCAAATGAGTCGTTTTTAGATACGGCATTGTTAAGAGATTCTGTAGTATCACATGCAAAGACTTTGGGTTATGTTCCATATTCCAAAACTGCGGCCACTGCGGCAATAAATGTCACTATCGATTCTGGTACTACTGTTATAGACACCTTAACACTACCAAAAGGTTTTAGATTCCTATCTAATACGATTGACAATAATTCTTATATTTTTAATGTAATGGCTGATGCAACCGTTACTAAATCTGGAACACAATACTTCTTTGAAAGTTTGGAAATAAAAGAAGGTGAATTTACTACCTATTCTTTTACTCAATCTGACAGCTCTAATCCAAAAAGTATATTTGAGATTCCAGATTCTAATATTGATACTAATACAATTAACGTAACTGTTAGACCATCTTCTGGAAACTCACAAGTTTCAATTTATAACTCTGTGCAAGATGTTTTAGATGTTACCGCACAATCAGAAATTTATTTCTTACAAGAATCTAAATCTGGTAAATATAAAATATATTTTGGTGATGGATATATCGGTAAAAAAATTAACGATGGTGCAGTAGTTACAGTAACTTATCTGTCAACATCTGGCTCATTAGCAAATAAAGCATCTGCATTTACTGTAGGTAGTGATCTTGGTGTTGCATATACGATAACAGTTGATACTGCTAGTGTAGCTTCTGGTGGTGCAGGTAGAGAAACTGTTAGTGAAATTAAATACAATGCATCTTCTCAATTCGCAACACAAAACAGATTGGTGACATTTAAAGATTATGAAGCTTACATCACAAGAAATTATCCGCAACTGAGTTCAATTTCAGTATGGGGTGGTGAAGATCAAATACCACCAGTCTATGGTAAAGTTTTTGTTTCAATTAAACCAAAAGAAGGATATTACCTTTCACAATTTGAAAAACAAAGAATTTTGGATAATATTATATCTCCAAAATCTATTGTTTCGGTTCAAACACAATTTGCAGATCCAGAATATTTGTATATATTGGTAAATAATTATATTCAGTATGATCCAAAAAGAACTAATTTAAGTGAAAATGCCATCAAAACAAATATTACTAATGCAATTATAAATTATAAGAATACAAATCTTGATAAATTTGCAACTAGATTCATTCTTTCAAAATTACAAGAAGCTATTAATGCGGTAAGTTTAAATTCTATTATTGGTTCTGAAACAATTGTTCGTTTACAGAAAAGAATACTTCCAATTTTAAATCAAAATAAAAACTATACAATTAACTATAATGCACCATTGCAACGTGGAACAATCACTAATAAACTAACATCAACATCATTTAATGTTAATGACACAGATGGTGTAGAACGTACTGTGGTTTTTGATGAAATTGAACAAGCGTATTCTGGAGTTAACTCTATACAATTATCAGATCCCGGTTCTGGATATATTACTGCACCTACAATAACAATTGTTGGTGATGGATCTGGAGCGGAAGCGGAAGCTGTTCTTCTGAATGGCCGTATTCAAACAATTAATATGGTGAAAAGAGGAATAGGATACACAAGAGCTATTGTGACTATTGAAGGTGGTAGTGGTTATGGTGCAACTGGTGTTGCTGTTATTGATGGTAGAATTGGCACAATAAGAACTATCTATTATGATTCAAATGCCGAAAGACAAATTGTTGATGATAATGTTGGACTTATTGATTATGACAATGGTATTATTCAAATTTATGATATCAATATTCTATCTGTAGATTCACCAGATGGATATCTTCGTGTTTCTTTACAATCTGAAAAAAGTATTGTTGAAACAGTTCGAAACACAATCATCACTATCGATGAAACAGATCCTACTGCTATTACTGTTAATTTGACTAAAGCTTCTAGTTAATTAAATGTCTGATTTAAAAACATCCATACTTGTTTCGCAACAAGTACCCGAATACGTTAATGACGAATATCCATTATTCGTGTCATTTATGGAAGCTTACTATGAGTTTTTGGAAACAGCACAAGGAACTCAAAAAAATAATGTATTGGAATTATCAAAAGATTTAAGATATATTTCTGATGTTGATATTTCCATAAATGCATTTGAAAGAAGTTTTTTTGATATGTACGCATCTCTTATTCCTAGAGATGTTAAGGTCAACAAAGAAACCTTAATTAAAAATGTTTTACCCCTTTATCTTGCAAGAGGTAATGAAAAATCATTTAAGTTATTATTCCGATTACTTTTTGGTGACGAAGTTGAAGTTCTTTTACCAAAAAACAATGTTCTTAAAGCTTCTGATGGCCAATGGACTATTGATAATATTCTGAAGTTAGAAACCGATATTCGAAGTACATATGTTGCCAATGGTTCAAACACAGTATTTTATTTGGCACAATCAGTTGATGTTGGCGATATTTCTGTTTATGTTGATGATGTATTAAAAACGCTTGATACCAATTACACAATTCGTAAAGAATCAAGAAAATTAGTTTTCAATACAGCACCAACTGCAAATTCAGTAATCAAAGCTGTCTATAGTAATTTTGATGTTACATTATTAAACAACAGAAAAATTACAGGATTAACTTCTGGCGCAAGTGCAGTTATTGAACGTGCAACAAAACGAATTATTACAGATCGTTTAAATTTAGGTTTACCTTTTGAATTGTTCATTGACAAAAAATCATTAAGTGGACTATTTACTAGTGGTGAACAAGTTGTAACTGATATTATTGATTCAAACGGAACAATAATAACTTTAAATGCCGACACTTTTTCCATTCTCACTACAATTCTAGTTACTGATTCTGGTGCGTCTTATAATGTTGGTGATAAGCTAACTATTCTTGGTGGTGGTGCGACAACGGTTGCAACCGCAGAAGTTGAATCGGTTACTCTTGGTGTCACAAATAGAATTGTTGTTAATTATGGCGGCGCAGGATTCCATACTGCTTCATTAATAACAAGTTCTAACACTCCAGGTAATTCATTCATCACTGGTGCGATTGATGGTGTTGATACTTCTGGTGCAAATGCGGCAATTTCATTCTTAATTAGTGATGACATTATCAATACTTATTCTAATATTGTATTATCAGCTGCAGATTATGGATTCCCATCACAAGTTATCCCAGATGGTGAGAATATTAGTACCAGAATTTTTGATGCATTAACTTCATTGACTATATCAGACCTTGGTCCAGTGACTAATGCAGTTATTTTGTTCTCAAACACATCTGTTAATACCGCAATACTTGATTCAGAAGGTGCTCGTTATCTTCTTGGTAGTACAATATATGATATTAAAT